CCAGCTTGCACCGTGGAGGAAGATATGAGCCTACTCAATGAAGCTATGGAGGCGTGTGTTCTTCTTGACAGAAAGACCACAGCAGACGGCTATGGTGGGTATACCACCGAATGGACAGACGGCGCAGAATTCAAAGCGGCCATCGTTTTAGACAACTCCATGCAAGCCCGCACCGCTGAAAAGGCGGGCGTTACGGCTTTATATACAGTGACAACCACCAAAGCTATGAATCTGCAATATCATGACGTATTCAGGCGTGAGGAAGATGGGAAAATCTTTCGTGTTACCAGCGATGGAGACGATAAGAAAACGCCATCCAGCGCTAACCTGAATATGCGGCTGGTAAGTGCGGAGGAATGGAAACTGCCGGGAGGGACTGACAATGACTAACGCGCAAGCGCTGTTTCAGTTCTTTTCCGGCTTTGGCTGGCCCGCATACGACGAGAACAGCGTGCCGGATAGTGCGGTGCTGCCGTATATCACATACGAAACCGCAATCAGCAGCTTCGGAGAGCCGACGGAAATCAACGCCTCGATTTGGGACAGAAGCACAAGCTGGCAAAGCGTACAGCAAAAAGCAGACCAAATCATGGCAGCGCTGAATAACGGCGGGTATGTTTCCACCGACAACAGATTATGGGTGAAGATGGGAACGCCATTCCAGCAGCGCATGAGCGAGCCGGACGATGATGGTATTCGGCGCATCGTGTTAAACCTCGAAATCGAGTATCTGCAATAAGGAGGAATCAAGCATGGGTATGTTTACCCGCATTGCCAGTGACGCATTCGACGCGCTTCAGCTTGACGCTGGCGTGCTGCTCACTCACTTTGACCCCAATAACCCCTACGTTACCCCCACGGACGCACAGATTATTGCCACCACAACCGGCGGCATCAACCCCACCTGTACGCCCTCCTATACCGACTTTGGCGAGGATGTTGACAACGTTCCCGCCAACATGAAGGAATTCAAGCATCTGGATAGCTGGGAGTGCGCTATGTCGTTTTCCAGCATCAAGTTCAACGCCGACAACACCGTGTGGGCGCTGGGCGCGGCTGACAAGACCACGCTGGCCAATGGCGTGAATAAGATTGTCCCCCGCCGCGACCTGTCTCAGAGCGATTTCGCCGATATTTGGTGGGTCGGTGATAAAGCCAACGGCGGCGCTTATGCCGTGCGCCTTATCAATGCGCTGTCCACTGGCGGTCTGAACATCCAGAGCACAAAGAACGGCAAGGGCACCAATCAGATTACCCTGACGGGTCATGTGTCCATTGCAGACCAGAACAAGATGCCGATGGAGTTCTACGACATCCCGGCGCAGTCCGCGTCCTCTACGTGGCCTGTCGTTCAGGAGTTGAGCAATGTCACCAGCAACTATAGTTCTGCGTCTGTCAACAAGGATGCGTCCCTTAGCGTCACCCTTACGGCTGCATCCGGCTATGAGCTTGGCGATGTCACTGTTGCCATGGGCGGCGTTGACATTACCGACCTTGTCTATAGTGCCGGAGCAGTCAGTATCGCCAAGGTTACTGGTGCTGTCGTGATTACTGCCATTGGTGAGGAGGAAACCTAATGCGCGCGCTGGAATTGAGCAACGAAGATAGCCTTGACCTGTTCGCTGACCTGTTGGAGCCCGCCGCTGAGATTATCAGCGACAAAGCCGTAACAAAGGAGTTCCGCAAAGGAAAGCGCCTTAGTGCGGTCAAGACTGCAATCAAGAATCACAAAAAGGCTGTGATTGAAGTGCTTGCGCTTCTGGACGGCGAAGACCCGGAAAGCTATCACATTGATGTGCTTACCCTGCCAGTCAAGGCGATTGAACTGCTCAATGACCCAGCGGTACAGCGGGTTTTTACGTCGCTGGCTCAGATGACAAAAGAAAATGCTTCTGGGCCTGTTACGGACAATACACCGGACGGCGAAGCGTAAGGCTGTTTCTTCGGTACTTTGAAGCCGAACTGGAACGCCGTCGGGAAACGGCGGCGTTCCGTTTTTATGTGTCCGATACATTACGCTGCATATCCGAAAGCGCGGCAAAGTATACCGGCGGGCCGTACATGACGGCAAGGCTGACGGATATACTTAATCCGACAGAACCGATAGAGCCGGAAGACAACAGGCCGTGTGTGGTTATTGTATCGGATATCTGGCAAAGAATAAGGGGGTGAGCAAGTGGCCGTCTTTACACTTGAAGCAGTATTATCACTCGCAACAGAAAAGTATGACAAAAGCCTGAATGAAGCCGGTGGCAAGCTCAAATCCTTTGGTGATACTCTATCCAAGGGGCTTGGTGTTGCAGCTAAAGCCACGGCGGCGGCGATTGCTGCTGGGGCTACTGCTGCGGCTGCGCTCACAAAGCAAGCTGTACAGGCGTATGCCGACTATGAGCAGCTTGTAGGCGGCATTAAAAAGCTATATACAACCTCTACAAGCGCCGCAGATGATTTCAAAAAGTCGATTGAAGGTTCTACCGACGCAATAAAGAAGTTCCAAGCGGAAAACAAACTTGCCGTTGACGGTATTATTGGCCCTCAAACAACTGCGGCTATTGAAAAGGCTTTTGACGGCGTTACAAAGACTTCAAATGAAGCGGCGAAGCTTGTTCAGCATAACGCAGAACAGGCATATAAGACCGTCGGGATGTCCTCGATTGAATACATGAATTCAGTCATGGGCATTTCCGCATCGCTTATCAAATCGTTTGATGGCGATGCTGTTGCCGCCGCTAAAGCTGCCGACAAGGCAATGCGAGATATCGCCGACAATGCAAACACATTTGGAAAATTCTCGGTTGACGAGCTGACAAATGTATACCAAGCCTTAGCGCGTGGTATGTACACGACCCTTGATAATTTGCAGCTTGGATATGCTGGCACCAAAGAAGGAATGCAGCAGCTTATTCAAGACGCAAATAAACTAAGGGAAGCGCAAGGCGAAACCGCAGACCTTACCATCGACAAATACGGCGATATTGTAGAGGCTATTCATCTCGTCCAAAAAGAGATGAAAATAACGGGCACTACGGAGAAAGAAGCCGCGAGCACTATCACCGGTAGCCTGAACATGGCAAAATCCGCTTGGAAAAATCTTGTCCTAGGAATGGCCGACGAAAATGCGGACATGGACAAGCTCGTGGATAATTTTGTCGATAGTGCGGATGCCGTAGCAACAAACCTTACTCCTCGTATAGAAAGAGCCTTGAAAGGCGCTGGGACGCTAGTAAAAAAACTTGCTCCAAAAGCCGGACAGCTACTTTCAGAAATTATTCCAGAAGTTTTACCGTCACTTATTAGCGGCGGAACCGGCCTTATTTCGTCTGTCGTTGGCGTACTCGCAGAAAACGCTCCTGAAATCATCGGGCAACTCACATCCGCGCTGTTGGAAAACAAAGACGCTATCTGGGAGGCTATCAGGGCGCTTTTCAAGGGCGGAAAAGAAGTGCTGAACGGCATCGGTGAGGAGCTTGGTGAAGATTTCCCGTTGCTCGGCTTCATTTTTGACGACCTTGGCGACAAAATCACTGGCGTTGTCACCGCTATCCTCACGCTTAAAGGCGTTATGACCGCCGCCGACTGGATTAACACGGTATCGCAAGCGGTTCAAGGCTTGTCCGGGGCGTTCAGTAACATGGGCTCCGCTGCCTCCGGCGCGGGTCAAGCGGCAGGTGCTATCGGCGGCGCTGGTGGTATTAGCACACTTGGCGCTGCTGGTTTGGCTGTCGGAGGGGTCGCCCTGGCATATGGACAGTATCAGGCCCATAAAGAGGATGTGGACTATATCCTTTCTGGCGGTTTCGGGGAGCTTAGGGAGCAGAGGAGCGCCGCAGACCAGCAGCGTTGGGATACCTACGCCAACCTGATATCGAGCGCCGGTTTGGAAGCGAGCGTTGAAAATATCCAAAAGGTTTACAACGCTGACGATATCACCGCACTTGGGTATTCGATGCAAGAGCTGGCCTCGATGATTCAGGCGAACAAAGGCCCGATTGATTCGGCAATGACCACCATTTCCGAAGCCGCCGAAAGCATGTCCGATTCGTTTGAGCAATCCACCGATACCGCCGGGGAAAGCGTAGACGAGATGGCCGAATCTGCCGCCGATGCAGTAGAGCAGATGTCCGAGGCAATTTCCGAAGGAAGCGACAGCGTAACGGAAAGCGTCACGGTGATGGCTGACGCTGTGGGTGCAGTCATGGAGGCTCTGGCGGCCTCCGGCTATGGCTACGGTTCGGACTTCATCGGCGGTCTGCTTTCCGGTTTCAACTCCCGCAAAGCGGAGTTCGTAGCGAGCGCGGAATCTCTGGCGGGCGATGTACGCGCAATGCTCCACTTCTCCCGCCCGGATGAAGGGCCTCTTGCTGACTACGAAACGTGGATGCCTGACTTCATGGAAGGACTGGCAAAGGGAATCGAGGACAATAGCTACAAGGTGCATGACGCGCTGGATGATGCTCTTGGTTATGCGTCTAGCGCCATGGGCGACGGCGGCATGACCATCAATCACACCGGCACAATCCGATTGGAGGGCGTCAATAGCGACGGCGAAATGACGGCTGTTAGCGAGGTTGTCTACGAGGGCCTTGTTGCACGTCTAAGACAGGAGGCACGCTATGTCTGATTACCTCTACAAGCTGCAAAAGCAAAACGGCACGGTTGTTTGTGAAGTGATGAACGTCGTATTCGGCTATGACCGTAATAAGGTCGTCCAGCGCCTCTATGGCGGCGGCTATATCTATCAGACGCTGGGCGAAAAGACGGGAAAATTCAAGCTGACTATCCGAGTATGGTCACAGGATGAAATGAAAGCTGTCAATGAAGCCGAAGCAGATGCGACACCGCTGATTTTGGATTACAAGGGGGCAAGATACCTCGGCATTATTGATGATGCACCGAACTGGAATTCCAAGGTCAGGGGAGAGGTATATACCGCCGCCGTGCGTTTCGCCGTGTTGGAGGAAACCTAATGAGAGGTATAGAATCGCAGCT